GTTTTTTAGGGAGTTTCCACCTAATGGTGTCACTCCTGACAATTACATCAAGGAAGGAATTGTCTAGAGGGCCTTGAAGGCCCTCTTTTTTGCTAACGCGCTTCGCTTGTTTCATCAATCGGCACTGCCGTTTGAGGAGGTGATAACACCACTTCGGGTGATTGATAGTCGTCGCGTAGGAGGCCCAATTTATGAGCCTCAGCGACGTTTGCGTCATCGTGTACGAATGACAGCAGTTGCGCAGGATCGTTTCGGAAACGTTTCCTAAGCGCACTAGGGAGTTCTTCGAACATCGAGTTGGCGGAGGCGACCATTTGCATGGATTCTTGATAGTCGATGCCATCGACATCGCGGTATTCTCCGGGGTTATAGTTTTCGGGCATTACGCCCGTTTTGTTGTAGTTTTTAAGTATATTGTTCACGTCGCATTCAGCTTTGAATGACTGTTTAGTTCGTGAGTCACCCGTAGTTGAGAAGGTGACGTGTACTTGGGGACTGTATCCAGTCCGAAAGGTGAGTGTTTCTTTTTTCATTTGAGTAACCTCATTAAGAGTTGCATTATTACTTTAGAGCCGCCCGAGTCGCCTGTACCCTTTTCCATAGATTTGAAAAGGTCGGCGGTGGCTTTGCCTTCTGCGGCACTGCCTTTAGCAGATGTTGTTTGTTCATCTAATAGTTTTTTTGTTTGCTGTATAACAGCACGTTGTTCTTTTGCATTTTGTGCGTTTTGGCCTTCGGTTAATGTTTTAGCCTCATTTAAGTAAGTATTAGTTTTATTTAGGTTTTCCATGGAAACCATGTTTTTTAGTTCTTGGTTTTGGCGACGAGCTGCAAGAGCAGATGCATAGGATTTAGAACCTATGTTTGTGTCGCCCTGATAAGAGGCACCAGAACTGGTTGCGCCAGAGGGAGAGCTTGCGCCTTTGCCCCCTGCCGCGAGTATTGGATTTAGGCCAGCGGCTTTTAAGTCCTTGACCTGCCGTTGGTGGGCAGTGCCCGCCATACGTTCTTGGAAATCCATTTGTTTTTGGTTTGCTTTCGATTGAAATTGCATTTGTTTAGCGGATGAACCCGCAGATACATTTTGTCCGTGTAATGATCCGGCGGCGCTTAACACGCCGCCGATCACTGGACTGAATGCTTTAAATGCATTGGTTAGACCAGGTAAAAAGGCCATAGGTTTTTCTCCTGGTTAAAAATGGTCAATTAAGCCTGGTACTGAGTAAACAGGCATTGGTCGAACACATCGTAATGACATGTGTGAATCGAATATAAAGTCGGGTTCCGATGGAACAGCGACAATTCGATCGACAGGAGGATTATCTTCGATAAATGATGCGTTTAACGCTGGTAAGGCCGCAAATTCTTGCGATAGATGCCAAGCATCAAGAGAGCCTGTTGCGTTTGAACGAAAGAGCGAAGTTATGTTAGAAGGCTTATAGCGGTATTCCGCGTAGCGTTCTTGGTATCCAAAGACTGACTCGTCAGTAGAAGATCCATCTGCGAGGATCTCTTTGTTGAGGATAGATTGTTCTCCTAAATGGGAGAGTGCAGGCCAGTAGAAGTCGTAGCGCGTAGAGCGTGAAAACATTCTGTTAAGGCCTTGTTGATATGTAAGGTCTGCTCTTACTGAGACAAGACCTATGATTATTGTGTGTTCGGTAAATGATTTGGAGAAGCCATGATTATTTAATGTGGCTGTTCCGAACGCGGCAAGGTTGCCTTGTGGCGTAGTGGCGTCACTAGCGCTTTGTTGTGTTACCGGTGTAATGTTTACCGGAGTTGAGCCGCCTCCAAGGTATTCGGGGCGTTGTAATCGGGCGTCAGGGGATGATACGCCGAAATGAGATTTGATTAGTTCGATATATCGAGTGCCGCCTCGGGCGTCACGTTCGAGTAATCGTTGAATTTGAAATGCTTGACGCAGTTCATTGATTGTTGCTGCAGTAGCGTCGGATAGATCAGCATATAACGGAGATGTAGGATCCGTATTTACTTGTGAGCTAGCTTCTACTATGAAGTTCTGAACAGTTAAGTCAGTTTGAGCGCCAGTGGTGTTATGAAAAACACTAACAGGTGCACTGGCAGTAGCAGAAGTAGCAATGGGCGCTGATGTTCCCAAGGGAAGCTGTACGGCTGCGCCTTTTTGTGGCCATGGTAATGCTGATGTGAAATAGTCGTGTCTTTTGCCACGACGTTGAATTGTATAGTCGGTTGATGGATCGGGTCCATCCCCGCGTGAGACTGTTAAAGAGTCTTGTAAGTTTTCATCTCGGAACCATTCGTTCCAGATGAGATTATATGCTCGGTGCCACATCACAGAATGTTCAAGGCCCGCTACCTTTGTAGGTATGCCGAAGTAATCGGACATTGAACCTTCGGTGTAGCCAGTAATTGCTGGAGCGGTTGTTGTAGGGATTAGGTAATCAATGCTATCGCCGGGGTCTATTTGTTCCCCGTTGAATTTTTGCCAGTTGTCCCACAGTAGACGCATGGGTACCGCAAAGAAATGCGTATCCATGTACATGTTGTCCATGATGGGGTTGATTGGAGTGGCAAGACGGGCGAAAGCCGTCATATTGAGTTTGAAAGTGTCGCCGGGAAGTGCTTCGTCGACAAGTATGGGGATAAGTTTTCCAGCGTCGAAAGTGGTCTTTACGCCGTGGGAGCGGTCGAAGGACGACCGTTGTATATCAGCCTTAGGTATTTGGCTGAAGTTATGGGACATTACGGATTTCATTGGGTTTTCTCCTGATTAATGAATTCAATCGCTACGAAGAGCGATTTAGGGGTTGGTAGTAATTCCATGGTTGCCGTTTCATCGTCGAACGTGCCTAGTTCGAATAGCGTGTAATCGGCTGGGTGTTTTGCGAATGGGGATTCTGGGTCTTGTACCGAGTCTGAGAATGTGCGGACTGCGAGTCCTATTGAGTTTAAGTATACGGGGTTAGAGTAGCTTTCAGCTTTTGAGTCGTAGACTGTGAAGAGTTTTTGTAACATGTTTAGTTTTCCTCAAGGGTTCGGGATAGTAGTTTAGCCTGTGCCTGTTTTACTTTATGTTTGACGTGAAGGCGTTCAGGCGTATTGTCTGATTGGTATTTTTGGGCGTTTAAGAGCCTGTCATGTTTTATATCGTCGTATAGGAAGGGGTTCTCCTTTTCTAGTATTGAGTCGTAGTACTTGGGTGGTTGCATTGGGATGCCTTTTATTATGACTTCGTCGGATGGGTAGACATCGGTTTTAAAGTTTTTATACCAGTTTGCCGCGATGCCGGGGCGTCGGGACATGGTTGTATATTCTGGTATGATTTGATGTTGCTCACCGGTTTTTTCGTCGGTGAAGCGGTAATGTTCATCGGCTTTGTCGCCGTTGATTTTTTTCATTATGTAGCGGGCAGTGTATGCCGCTGTTTTGAAGTTTAGTTCTCCTATGTAGTTTTGTTCTCCTTTACCCCATATTTGGGTTAGGAGTTTAGAGCGGTAGAGTTTATCTCCGTTTTTGGTTGTTGTGTGTAAGACCTTATCTGGGAAGTCCATGCCAAAGATACAAGCATGGTAGTGAGGTCTGTTATTTTTTTCGCCATATTCACCGCAGTGATAGAAGCGAATTGTTTGACCAGTAAATTTTTTGCGTAGACGTTTCATAAATTTTTGAAAGTGAGTTTTGTCTAGGCTGTGGTCAGTTGGTAGGTTTTCGTTGTTATAGGTTAATGTAATGAAGCAGTTATCGTCATGTAGACTTGCTTCGTGGACGCACCGAAGGGCCCATTGTCGAGATTTTTCGAAGCGGCAGCCTATACAGCTGCCACAGGGAATGGTGACCTCGGAGTCGTCTAGGGCGTATTTAAGATTAAATACTATTTTACGCTTATTCTTGGCTGTTAAGTCTTTCGACCTATAGCCAGTAAGCGGGGAATAGCAAGGCATGTTTATAGCCTGATTCCCCCGCGCATGATACCAGAGGTTCCTTGGATGTTTTTATTGTGAATGCGGGTTCCTTTTTTGAAAGATTTTTTTGAGCTCTTACGAGACATTTTTGAACGTTTCATGATATTTCCTTTTTAAGTAAATAATTAATAGTTTGAGAGTGGTTAGTAAACCACGTTTTTTAGGGAGTTTCCACCTAATGGTGTCACTCCT